CATAAACTCTCTCAAAACACCATTGAGATATCCTGGTGGTAAATCAAAAGCTATCAAAACACTTTCTCAATGGTACCCAAAAAAGATATCTGAATATCGAGAACCATTTATTGGTGGTGGATCTGTCGCAATAGATATTGCGAAGAAAAATCCTAACATACCTATTTGGATTAATGATCTCTATATTCCCCTGTATAATTTTTGGTTGCAGTTAAGAGATAATGGTGAAGAATTATCTGAGAGAGTTTATGAAGAGAAACAAAATACACTTGATGCTGGTGATCCAGATAAAGTAACACAGAGAGCGAAAGATTTATTTAATCAATACAAAGAAGAGATTGATACTTATGATGATTTTGAGAAGGCAGTAGCTTTCTTTATTATGAATAAGTGTAGTTTTTCTGGTCTCACGGAGAATAGCACTTTTTCTCAGACAGCATCTAATTCTAATTTTTCATTAGTCGGAGCAAGGAAACTTGCAGAGTTTTCGAAGTTAATTAGATATTGGAAGATAACTAATCTTGATTATTCTGAACTTACGAACTCATATGCAACTGGTGATGCATTTATATTCTTAGATCCACCATATGATATTAAAGATTTTTTATATGGTAAAAATCGTGAGATGCATAAATCGTTTGATCATGATAGATTTGCACAAGAAGTTTATAAATGTAAATCTAAATTTATGATTACATATAATTTAAATGATCGTTTGTGTGAGTTATATAAAGATTATAATATAAAAGAATGGAAGTTGAGATATTCGATGGCACATCGTGGAGATAAGGGAACTGATGAAAATATTAAAACTGAATTATTAGTTACTAATTACGATATACATCCTGTAACACCACTTGAACAACTACTCATATAATGGAATTAAAAGATTGGTTAAACTCTATAAATCAAACAAAGAAAAACTTAATTGATGAAGACCCATCAATTGAAAAAGAGTATCCACCTTATATAATTAATCGTTGCTATTCTGGTCATCTTGATGCGATTATGTTTGCAAATGAGATGAATAAGTATAATTTCTTACCAAAGAAGATGCAATATGACTTTTTTATAAATACACTCAGAGTTAAGAAAAGATTTTCTCCTTGGCTTCGTAAGGATGAGATCAAAGATCTAGATTATGTGAAACGTTATTATGGATATAGTAACGAAAAAGCAAAACAGATTCTAAAAATTCTTTCCAAAGAACAACTTAATTTTATAAAATCGAAATTTGAAACTGGAGGATCGAAATGAGTGTGGTTAAAGAACCAGAGGTGAACTGGACATCTGATCAGATGGTAGAAATTTCACTTGGTGAACCTGATGATTTCCTGAAAGTCAGAGAAACTCTCACAAGAATTGGTGTAGCATCCCGAAAAGAGAAAAAGATATATCAGTCATGTCATATACTGCATAAGCAGGGAAGATATTACATTGTTCATTTTAAGGAGTTATTTGCATTAGATGGTAAACATGCAAATTTAACTCAAAATGATGTGCAGAGACGTAATCGGATAGTGCAACTTTTAGTTGATTGGGGTCTTGTAGATATTTTAAATGCAGATAAAATACAAGACATTGCACCTCTAAATCAAATTAAAGTTTTGTCTTATAAGGATAAAGGAGACTGGATATTAGAAACAAAATATAACATCGGAAGTAAAAAGAAAAAGACCGACTAGGCATTTCTTTTTGTTAAGAAATCCTTACATAAGTATAAATTCTTTGATACATAATAATGAGTATATAAGGAGACAATGCCTATGCACAATCCAATATCATTCAACAATTTGAACTCTTGGGTGCCTTTCAATTTATCTAACACAGACCCAATAGATGATTACTTTGAGTGTATTGTTGAATGCGAAGACGGAGACAAGTCATGTGCATTAGAATGTAGATCACTTCTAGAATAGGAGCAGACCAATGTCATCTAATTTAAAAATTGGGGGTTGATTACCCCCTTTTTTTATGCTATAATTTATTTGTCAGAGAAATACTGACTGCGGTGATCCCCTTTGGTAGATTCAGGATTAGCGGCGATAGGAATCTACCGTAATTTTAGAGAGTATGAAAAAATTTATTTTTGATATTGACGGAACTTTAACACCTAGTCGAAAACAAATCGACACAGGTTTCGAAGCTTTTATGATAAAGTTTGCTTGTTCATATTTCGTATACCTAGTAACTGGAAGTAATCGTGAGAAGACAATCAAACAAATAGGTTTAGATTTATACAACAGATCAAAAAGAGTTTACAACTGCGCTGGTAATGACATATATGAGAGAGACAATTTAGTTTATCGTAATCCTTGGACTCTTCCTGAGAATGCAAGAAGGTTTTTACAGGACGAATTGGATTATAGTCAGTTTAGAATTAGAACAGGAACACACATTGAATACAGACCTGGTTGTGTTAATTTTAGTATTTTGGGTAGAGGTGCAAACTTTGAAGAGAGGGAAGTTTATAAGGAGTGGGATAAAGATAATCATGAAAGATTAGAAATAGCAAGAAGATTTAATTCACAGTTTCCAGAGTTACACGCTTTTGTTGGTGGTGAAACAGGTGTTGACATATCTTCAAAAGGTTCTGATAAAGGACAGATAATTCGTGATTTTTCATTTGATGATGAATTACATTTTTTTGGAGATCGAATGGATGAGAGTGGAAATGATTATCCTTTAGCATTAGCAGTACAAAACAGGGGGGGTTTTACGTACCATGTAAAGAATTGGGAGGACACCCGTACACGACTTGAAGAGTTTACCGAAATATAAAAAAAGTTTTGATGTTATAATTAATATTGAATGCCGAAAGGATTCACATTAAACACTCGCTTACAAAGGAGAACTATGAACACACTAGCAAGATATCACTCTGCAAACTTACCAGAGTTGATGAAAATAATTCAAAGAAACGGTATAGGTATGGACGATTACCTTGACCGATTTTTTAATTCTTATGAAACCACAACAAACTATCCACCCTACAATTTGATTCAGGTAAATAATGTTGAGTCTGTGCTTGAGATTGCTCTTGCAGGATTCAACAAAAAAGAGATTAAGGTTTACACTGAATATGGAAAACTTATCGTCGAAGGATCCAAAGAAACTAAAGATACAGGATCCGAGTATGTCCATCAAGGACTGGCTCAAAGAAGTTTCACAAGAGAATGGGCACTTTCAGAAGACGTTGAAGTCAGAGAGGTTCAATTCAAGGATGGACTTCTTACCGTCAAGTTGGGTAAAATAGTACCAGAACATCATGCTCGTAAAGACTATCTCTAAATATGATTGAGTTCGAGATGGAACTTAGGGATCTTGACGGATCCCTTTTTTTATGTTATAATATATAAAGAAAATATAATTAAATGGAAAAGAATATACAGTGTATTTGTTTTTTGAATGGACTTACAGTAGTTTCAGAAGTGGTAGAGATTATGAATGAAATTGGTGAACCTGATTGTAAACTGATAGATCCATATAAAGTTATTAAAAGTAATAATGATGAATTTGTTTTAGAACCATGGTTAGATTGCACTAATCAAAGTGAAATAATGTTACGATCTGCAGACGCACTTACATTTGTGGAACCAAAAGGTAATATACTAGACAAGTATATTGAATTAACTTCATAATGAGATTCTATACCAATGTTCAAATGGTTGGGGATAACTTTTTAGTTCGTGGTTACGAAAATGGTAAACACTTTATGAATCGTGAAAAGTTTTATCCAACTCTTTTTGTTCCATCTAAAAGAAAAACAAAATATAAAACATTAGAAGGAGAATATGTAGAGTCAATTGAACCTGGCACTGTAAGAGACTGTAGGGAATTTATTAAAAAATATTCTGAAGTAGAAAATTTTAAAGTATATGGAAATGATAGATATATCTATCAATATATTTCTGAGCAATATCCAGAACAAGAAATAAAATTTGATGTAAGCAAGATTAAGATTACTACATTAGACATAGAGGTTAAATCTGAAAATGGTTTCCCAGATGTAGAATCTGCTGCAGAAGAGATACTTCTTATATCAATACAAGATTATAACACAAAACAGATTCGTACTTGGGGTCAAGGATCTTTTAACAATAAACAAAAAAATGTTATATATCGTGGATTCAATTCTGAGTATGAATTGCTAAATGATTTTATCAACTGGTGGATGATTGAAGATAATACACCAGAGGTAATTACTGGATGGAATAGTGAACTATATGATATTCCATATTTAACTCGTAGATTAGATCGTGTTCTTGGTGATAAGTTAAAGAAAAGACTATCTCCTTGGGGTTTGGTAACTGAATCTGAAATCTACATTGCAGGACGTAAGAATATTACATATGATATTGGTGGCATCACACAGTTAGATTATCTGAATCTTTATAAGAAGTTTACTTATAAGGCACAAGAGTCATATCGTTTGGATTATATCGCAAGTGTCGAACTTGGTCAGAAAAAACTTGACCACTCTGAATTTGATACGTTCAAGGATTTCTATACAAAGGGTTGGCAAAAGTTTGTAGAATATAATATTATCGACGTTGAACTTGTTGACCGTCTGGAAGACAAGATGAAACTCATTGAACTTGCCATAGTTATGGCATATGACGCAAAGGCTAACTATGCAGATGTATTCTCACAGGTTCGCATGTGGGACACCATAATATACAACTATCTTAAGAAAAGAAATATTGTTATACCACCAAAAGAAAGGTCTGATAAATCTGAAAAATACGCAGGTGCATATGTAAAAGAACCAATACCTGGTAAGTATGATTGGGTGGTATCATTTGACTTGAATAGTCTGTATCCACATTTGATTATGCAGTATAATATTTCACCAGAAACTTTGTTAGAACAAAGACACCCATCAGTTACAGTTGATAAAATTCTTGATGAAGATCTTACATTTGAAATGTATAAGGACAATGCTGTGTGTGCGAATGGTGCGATGTATCGAAAAGATGTGCGTGGATTTCTTCCAGAGTTAATGGAGAAGATCTATAAAGATCGAACCATATACAAAAAGAAGATGTTGGAGGCAAAACAAGCATATGAAAAAACAAAAACAAAAACATTGGAAAAGGAGATTGCCAGGTGCAACAATATCCAAATGGCACGGAAGATCCAACTTAACTCTGCTTATGGTGCTATTGGTAATCAATACTTTCGTTATTACAAACTTGCGAACGCAGAGGCCATCACTCTATCTGGACAGGTATCAATCAGATGGATTGAAAACAAAATGAATGCCTTTATCAACAAAATATTAAAAACGGAGGATGTCGATTATGTCATTGCTAGTGATACTGATTCTATCTACCTTAACCTTGGTCCTCT